TGCCCAAGCGCACCGGTGCCGCGATCTCGCGCGCGCTCAACACGGTCGGCGACAACATCCTGCAGGTGCGCATCAACGGCATCGCCGAGGCCACCGGCTTCGAGCATGACGAGATCGCGGCCGCGATCGATGTCAAGAAAGCGACGCCCGACGATCTGACGTGGTCGATGGATGCCTCGAAGCTCTCGACCGACGCCAAGTGGTCGCGGCCGTGGCTGACCCGCGGCGATCCCGACAGCGACAACTTCGACGATCGCACGCTGGTTAAGGTCATCACCTCTGGCGACGAGATGGTGTGCGACAAGTGCAATTACGTCGCCGATCATTCGCCCTACACCATGGAAGAAATACGGAACATGAATCCGTACGGCATGGGCTCGGGATCAGGGACCAACCTCGTGCATCCAAACTGCCGCTGCGCCACCCAGGCGTGGCAGGCGACCCGCATGCTGCCGGTGTCGTTCGAAGGGACGCAGGCGCCGGCCGAGCTGTTCACCATGCGCCAGCTCGGCGATGCCATCGCCGGTGAGCTGAAAGTCGAGATGAAGGCAACCGACTGAGCAATAGGAGGCTCCAATCGCAGTCGACCCAATGCAAAAGCTACTTTTCCAAGTGGCTGAACACCGCCGTCAGACCGCGCACAGCGATCGCGTCGGCACCGTCACCGAGGTCCAGGGCAACAAGATGAAGGTGCAGATGGGCGTCAAGAAGGACGGTACGCCCTGGCTCAGCCCATGGATACACACCACCGACCATCGCGGCGGCGAGCGCCAGAAAGAAGTCTACGCCGTCGGCCAGAACGTCCGCGTGAGTGCGACCGGCGCCGACTATCGACAGGCGACGATCTCGCCCTACGCGCCGAACAATCAGCATCCGCAGCCGGATCACGCCACCAGTGCTGGTGACGAAGCGCACACGTGGCAGAACGGCAATTCGGCCGTCACCAAGAACGACGGCAGCCACAACCTCATGCAGGGCGACGGCAGCGATCCCGACGTTAATGCCCGTACCTCGAAGGACGGTGGCTTCTCTGGCTTCGTCAAAGCCAGCGGCGCGCACAATCGTGTGCAGACCCACAAGGACGGCGTCTGTCTCTCATTCAAGGACGACCAGAACACCATCCACGTCGACAAGGACGGATGCTGGTGTTCGCAGCCGCTGCAGATCAAGAAGCCACCATGGAAGGCCGATAACCAAGCGAAGTGAGCGAAGCGAAACCGCGAAGCGCGAAACAGGAGATCGCAATGCCCAAGTCGACCCGACATCACAACATGGCGCGCAAGGCGGCGATGAACGCGCCGGAGAAGAAGCCCTACCTCATCACCGATCCGTCGCACATCCCCGACCTGCGTGGTGAGTTCGCAGGCGCCAAGGTCAAGCGCAATGGCGCCCAGCAGGTCGTTTACCTCACGCCAGCGCAGGCGAAGTTCTACAGCGATCAGGGCGCACTGAAGCCGCTCGCATCATGACCAACGGCATCAACGCCATCGGCGTCAATCCCGACACCAAGCGAGCCAGTGGCGTCGACTTCCCGGTCGTCGACAACGATTTCTATCGCTCAGTGAATGCGATCTGGCCCGACCTACTCAATCAGTCGGCCCAGATATCGCCGCCACGCAACGGCATGAACCGCTTCACCGGCAAGCTGCTGCAGGGCTGGCCGCACGTCGAGCAAAGCATGGAGCTGATCTTTGCGACGCCGTACCACGAACGGGTGCTGCGCCGTTGGGTCGGTTCGTTCGTGCCGATGCTGCTCGGCGAGAATTACGTCGATCGCATTATCATGCGCTTTTACTGGGCGATCGTCACCGGCATCGATCTGTGGGAGCCGAACTATCGCATTCGGCAAGTCTATTTCATGGGCGATGCGCTGCTCGGCTGGTCGCCGCTGACGACAACGTCGGCGGCGCAGATGGTGCGGCTCGGTCACGCGATCTTCAGGAACGAAGGTGTTTACCGCCCGCGCGGCCACCTTGGCGACTTCAGCCCGGCCGAGGCCAAGAACTCTGCGATCACCGGAAAAGGTGATGGGATGTGGGACGTAATTTCGACGCCTGGATAATGTGGGCGCGGGGAGATGTCAGTGGCGACAAATTTAGTTTCGACGACACCGACACGGTTTCCGGTCATCCGCCCCGACCTGTTGCCGCCGATGGCGGTGCTGGAGAACATCAGCACCGAATCAATCATTGCCAACCGCATGCAACAGCTCGTCACGTTCTGGGCGCAGAACGATCCGCCGAACGCCGCGCAATACGATGTTGGTGGGTTGGAGTTCGATCCGATCCGCATCAACCAAGAATTGAACGCATATTATGAATTGATGCTCCGCGACCGCGTCAATCAGGCGTGTCGTGCGATGACGTTGGCGTTTGCGAGCGGCTCCGATCTCGATGCGATCGGCAGTCGATATCCCTATGGCGTTCCGCGATTGATCTTCCCCGACGGCACCACCGAGACCGACGACGCCTATCGCCAGCGGCTGTGGCTGTCGCCCTCGATCTTCAGCCTGTCGGGCACCGGCCAGGGCACCTTCGAGAGTTATGTGTTCTGGGCGCTCTCCGCGCCGATGCCGCCGGGTGAAGACTCGATCAAGCACGCCTCGGCGCTGACCACGCCCGGCACCGGCTACGTGTACATTCCAATCATCAGCTCGACCTGCAGTAATCCCGACATGCTGTGGTCGTCATCGCCGGACGGCACGATCTGGACGCTGCTTCCCGGCTGCCTGCCGCTGCCGGACGCCAACCAGATCAACGCGGTTCAGCAGTTCATCACTGCGCCCAACACCGCCCGTAAGGGCTTGACCGACGTGGTGGTGACGATGACGCCGAAGATCGCCAACACCGAGATCAATTGCGATGTCTGGTTATTCCCCGGCGTCGACATGCAGACCCTGATGGGGCAGATTGCGGCGGCGGTCGGGGCACTGGTCACCGCATTGCGTTGGCTCGGCGCCGATCTCACGTTGCTCGCGCTCGACGGCGCGCTGGCGCAAGCCGGTGTCTACGACCGCACCACCTACGTGCCGACCGCCGATGTCACCGTCAACATCGACGGCGTCGTCAACATCACCAAAGTGACCTTGCGCTATCGCGGCACGGGTGAGTAGCCGCGATGGCCATTGCGCTTCGCGGCACGGTCCTCAGCGCACACAACGCCAACGGCGCTAACCTCACGCTCAGCCTGACCTCGCTTGGGCTGCAGCCCGGCGACGTGGTGATCGCGTTCGCCGGGTTGTTCGCAAACTCCGACAACGTCTCCGGCGGAGCCGGCATCTCGTCGTTCGGGTGGACCGATTGCGGGCTCGGGGTTTGGTACGATCCGACCACTTCCTACAATTCCCTTGCCTGCTCGTTTAAGGTGATGGGTGCGACGCCCGATACATCGGTGACTGCCGGTGGTGGCGGCGGCGCCAGCGATATCGATCTCCTCACTGTTCTGGCGTTCTCCGGTGTCGACACCGCTCATCCGCTGGGCGGTGGAACGCCGCAAGCGGCCACCGCCTCCTACACTCTCGTCAAGGCACCTCCGATCCTGCTCGCGGCGGACAACGCCGCCGTCGTCGTCGGCGCGATCGAAGGCTACAAGGTCGGCGCCGCCAAGGGGACGATCACCAACTACACGACCGATCCCGGCGCCGATGGCCAGGGTTCAGGGGGAGCCGGGTCGCTGGCATCAGCCCGCCGCATCATGGTGGGCGGCAACGGCACCAATGAGAGCCCGCCGGCATGGTCGGTGTGGGGCACCGGTGCCGGCGCTGCAGGTATTGTCGCATTCACCCTCGCCCTGAAGCCCGCGCCGGCGGGGCCGGTCGCGCTGGTGCCCGGCAGTTTCGCGGTCGGCTCGCCGCAGTTCGCCGCAGCGACGCCCGGGCTGAGGTCGAACAATTTCACCGCGCCCGATCTCATTATCGTCACGCCAGGGTTCGGTGTCCCCGCCTACGGCACATTGATGCATGGCGGCGGGTTTGCCGTCGGATCGCCAGCGATCGGCATTTCGCCCTGGTATCCGATGATGCCGGTGTTGCGTGCGCCGGTCAGCGCTGTTGCGCCGACGCCCTACACCACCAAACTATTCTACGGCGATCTCACGCATTCGTTCGTTGAGTACGGCAATCCGACCGGGGCGAAGCCTGGAATTTTCTGGTTCGAATCCTCCGGCGTGCTGTACCGCGATCTCGGTGTGCCGCCCGGCGGGGTGACGTTCCATTCCGGCGATTACATCGAATACGGCCCGACCACCGGCATCTCGGCGTACATCTGGGGCAATGTCGGCGGCGCTTGGTATTATTACCGCGGCGCCGACGGCACTTTCTATCCATGGAATGCGGGACCGAACCCACAGCCGACCAACGGCCCGGCGATCCCCGGCGCCGCCAATGATCTTCTGATCGGGTCGCTGCAGATCGATGTTGCCCTGGTGGCGCAGCCGATCAATGGCGTGGCACCGTCGCCGCTTGGGCAGTGGCTCAGCGCGGGCGATACCTCGCATTCCCTTGTCACCCCGAGCGGCATCTGGTCGATCGATGCGGCCGGCGTGGTGT